AGAGACGGCGACAAAGAAAACACCCGCAAAGAAAAAAGCGACAAAGTCGATCACGATGAAAGGCTAAGAAATGCCAACGCTTCCCCTACAACACCGGATCGAGCTGGTGACAGCTCCGACGGCTGAGCCATTGACGCTCGCTGAGGTCAAGTCGCAGCTCCGGATCGAGCACAATGACGACGACGGTTTGATCGCCCGGTTGATACAAACGGCGATTGATTATGTCGACGTCACTGGCACCCTGGGGAAAGCGATGATTACGCAAACCTGGGGCGAGTGGATTGCACCGAACCCAGGCACAGTGACGCTTTCGCTTGGACCAGTTCAGTCGGTTTCAGCGATCAAATATTACGACACGGACAACGCGCTTCAAACTGCGACCTTGTCGGATTTCTATGTCCTGGGAACGAAAGGTCAGACGACCATCAAACCAAAGCCTGGGAAAGCGTGGCCCTCTACATTCACCAGAGACGACGCGATCAAGATCGAATATGTCATCGGCTACGGTGACGCGCGCTCTGACGTTCCTCAAACGGTCCGTCACGGCTTGATGATGCTGATCGGTCACTGGTACGAGAACCGCGAAAACGAGCTCATGGGAACAATCTCGAAAACATTGCCTCACGGCTTTGAGGCGCTGATGGATTACGAGCGGGGCTCCTGGTATGGCTAGGGCTGGGCTTATGCGAGATCGCGTCACGTTTCAGCGTATGGCGGCGACGACTGACGATTTCGGAAATACGACCGGATCCTGGTCAGATCATCTGACGAGATCAGCTCACATAATAGAGCGCACAGGCAACGAGAGCACCGAGGGCGGTGCATTGGCTGACGTATCGACGGCAACCCTACGAGTAAGAAAAGACACGCTCACAGCGGCTCTCAGCGCGGCTGACCGGGTCGTTGCGCGTGGACAAACCTGGGCAATTCGCTCAGTCGTCCAGGTCGATAACAAAGGACAGACGCTTGAGTTCCTACTTGAAAAAGGCGTCGCGTCATGAAGGTCGAGGCCAAAGGTCTCCAAAACGCTTTCAAAAAGCTACCGCGAAAACAACGAAAATACATCGGCGACGCTATCCGTAAAAGTGTCAATGAGGGTGTTCGGCTTGCTCGCGTCATGGCTCCTGTTGATACCGGTGAGCTCAAGCGCGGCATTCATGCAAAATTTGACATCGAGGAAAACGCTTTTGTCGGGTCGGTCGAGGCAGCACCAGCTCGTCGAGAGCCACAGGTCAAAGCTCTCTCGGTTGAATTTGGTCGAACCTACTCGAGCGGCAAAAAGCGACAGCAATCGTCGCATGTATTCAAACAAACCGGGACGACAGATGAAGTTCCATTTATGCGCAGAACGCAAAAGATCCTGGGCAAAAAACACCGGGCTCGCGTTAAGCGCGCGATGAACAAAGCGGCAAAGGAGCTTGGTTTAAAATGAGCGACGGTTTTGCTTTGGAATTGCAAAAAGGTATTCGGGCGGCTTTGGTCGCGGACAGCGACATCACTGACCTGGTGTCGACGCGGATATATGACGAGCCACCCCAGGGTCCGACTTATCCGTTTATCAAGTTCGGATCGATCCAACCACAAGCTGATGACACAGATGGCTCGACCGGGGCCGACATCAGTTTGACGATCGAGGCGTTTTCACGCGCAACCGGTCGTGTCGAGGCGTCACGCATTGCCGAGGCAATTCGTGCATCACTGCATCGCCAAGAGGAGACAGTCTCGATGACTGGTTTCCACCTGATTGAGCTGATCTGTGAAACTTATTTTGTCGACCAGGAGACCGACGAGCGCGGACATTTCGCGACGGTCGTCTTTTCGGCGAACGTTCAGACCGCATAAGCGGTCGCGCCCTCTCGCGGTCTGGGCATCCGCAACCCCTTTTGATTGAAGGATCAACAACATGGCAAAACAACTTGGACGCTCGTTCCTCCTCAAGATTGGGGACGGAGAGGCAAGCGAAACATTTTCATCCTTGGCGGGACTTAACTCAAAGTCGCTGACCATCAACAACTCGGCGATCGATGTCACAACACCTGACGCATCCTCACCAGGCGGAGCTTTGTTCTCTGCGTCTTTGAATGGTTTAAAATCTGTCTCAGTAAGCGGCGACGGAATTTTCTTAGACGAGACAGCCGAGGCGCGCATGAACACTGTCGCGATGGCGGCGGATCCAGAGGCAAACTTTGAGATCGTTGTTCCTGATTTTGGAACATACGCCGGCGCGTTTAAAATCACCTCTCTTGACTTTGGTGGAGAGACAGAGGGCGGCGTCACATTTTCGCTGTCACTTGAAAGCAACGGCACGGTCACTTTCACCGCTGCATAATTAAATGGGGATTACCGCTGAGGCTCCCCGGGGTGGTGTCGTTGAGGAGATCGACGGCGTCACCTACACTTTTATTTTACGAAACCGCGAGATTGAACGTTTTGAGGACAAGCATCGCGGGATCTTTGAGCTATGGGACGGCTTTTTTGCTCGGGGTAAAAAGCCAAGCTCGAACGAGGTCAAAGACCTTCTCGCCCTCGCCCTGGTCGGCGGTGGCAAAAAAGACAGTGACGCGGACGCAATCATTGATGGTTCGGGTCCGGAGCACTTATTTCGATATTATCAAATCGCGCAAGCGGTCCTGGGTGTCGCGTTTATGCCTGACGCTTTTGACGAGGCGGAAAGTAAAAAAAAAGAAAATCAACAGGACCAGCTCCTCGACGACTTAACGTCAGAGGAATGATCCAGAACGCAATCGTCACTGGGCTCAAACCAGAGGAGATCCGGGACATGATCCCGATGGACACGTTCTTGGTTTTTGAAGGATGGCAAAAGGCGCACAGTCCACAAAAGCCCGGGGCAAACGCTCCCTCGATCGAGGAAGCTGAACAGCTTGCGAAAAGGTACGGATAACGATGGCAGGGATTACAGCTCAGGAACTCAATGTCATATTGAGTGCAAGAGATCGCGAGTTCACGAAAGCGATGGATCGCGCGAACCGGCGCGTCCAAAGATTTGCAAAGCAATCAGAGAAAGATCTCCGGGGTGTCAGCTCGAGCTTTAACATGCTTGGCAAAGCGGCAGCTCGTCTCGGCCCTCTTATTGCCGGTGCATTCACTATCCAAGGATTTGCGAACATCGCACAATCAGCGGTCGAGATCGACAACCTGGCAAACGTCGCCGGGGTTACGACCGGACGGTTTCAGGAGCTTGCTTTTGCAGCGTCAACGATGGGCGTCGAACAAGACAAGCTCTCTGACATCTTGAAAGATGTGAATGACAAGTTTGGTGATTATGTTCAAACCGGCGCTGGACCGCTGGCGGACTTCTTTGAGAACATTGCACCGAAAGTGGGTCTGACGGCGGACAACTTTGCTGATCTTTCGTCAGAGCAAAAGCTCGGCGCGTATGTCAACGCACTTGAGAAAGCAAACCTCTCTCAGGCGGACATGACGTTTTATATGGAAGCGATCGCAAGCGATGCGACTTTGCTCCAGGGTGCTTTTGCTGACAATGGGCGCGAGCTCGATCGCCTGGCGACTAAGTTCCGGGACGCCGGCGCTGTCATGGATGAGGACATGATCCAGGCGGCGAAAGAGGCGAAAGAGGAATTTCAGCTCGCGTCAAAAGTCATCAGCGCAAAGTTGAGCGTCGCGCTTGCTGATTTGCTTCCGGTCATTACAGATCTTGCGACTTTCATGGCGACGGCGGCGAAAAATATCGGCGCTGGGTATGAGGCGATGCAAGAGTTCATCAATCCAACCTCAGAGCTCGAGACGGCGATCGACAACACAGTTCTGGCGATGGCTGACGAAATTACGCAAAGTCGAAATCTCTCTATTGCGCTCGGGCAGTCGACGAACATGTCAGTCGACGCTGCAACCCAAAAACTGAGAGAGGCACAAGAAAGATATAAAAACGTTGAGAGTATTATCGCAGAACAGAGAGCTTTAAAGTTAGGTTCTGACGAATATCTGGGCATCGTAAATAAAATTAACACTTTCAGAGACACGATGAACTCTCTCGGGATAAATACAGCCGACGGAATGATCGCTCCTAATATGATGAACCGAGAGAGGTTTGAGCAATATGAAGAAGCTCTGAGGGATGCGCTAATTGAACAACGCGAGTTTCTAAAAACTGAGAAAGCGACGCAAGATCAGCTCAACAATACTAGAAAGAATATTGAAAAACTTGAGGGCGCTCTCGCTGACGCTAAAGACGGATATGTGACTTTTGGTGAGGAGCTCATAACCTCAGTCGTAAAGAGTGATCGTTTGAAAGCAAAGCTGAGAGAGGTGACTGCATCAACGGTCGAAACACATGGTGCAGTGAGCGTTCTCGGGGTCACATTACAAGAGGCGGATGGACAGTTCTCGGCGCTAGAAAGCTCGGTTCAAACTTTTGAGCAAGGTCTCACCGACGCATTCATGTCGATTTTGGATAAAAACAATTCGTTCAAAGACAGCATGAAACAAATGGCGGCGGAGGTCATCAAAGAGCTTTATCGCGTCTTGGTCGTCCGTCAGATGGTCAACGGAATAATGGGCGCGACTGGCCTAGGTTTGTTCTCAGGCCCGGCGACTGGCTCGTTCGGTTTGCCCTTTGGTGTCGCGTCCGGCGGAGCTGTCAACGCGGGTCAACCTTATACGGTCGGCGAACATGGTCGTGAGATCTTTGTTCCCTCAACAGCCGGGCGGATCCTGTCGGTCCCTCAGTCAAAAGACGCGGTGAGTGGCGGCGGCGGTGACGTCATTGTTCAGCAAACAATCAACGTGACGACCGGGGTTCAACAGACAGTCAGAAACGAAATCAAGTCGATGATGCCTCAGATCGCGGAAAGCGCGAAAGGCGCTGTCGCTGACGCGCGTCAACGTGGCGGATCTTACCGGAGGGCTCTGGGCTAATGGCGATAACTTATCCGATTTCTATGCCGACCGGGAACGCGGTCAGCTCAGTGACCTTTATGGCGACAAACGCTGTCGCTTATTCACGATCTCCGTTTACGTTAGAGGGTCAGTCCCACGCATACGCTGGCGAAATGTGGTCGGCAGACATAACACTCAAACCAATGGCTGAGGATGACGCTGAGGCGTGGAGCGCTTGGCTGACGAGCCTCAGAGGGCAACACGGCAAATTCTACCTGGGCAATCCGTTTCGCAACTCACTGCGCAGCTCTGGCGCTCCCAGCTCTGTCACAATCACAGGCTCGGCTGGTGATCGCAGTGTGACCGTTGCAATGACAGGAACGCTTTTGGCGGGTGATTACTTCCAGCTCGGAACCGGTACGTCATCACGGCTTTATAAAGTCCTCGAGGACCAGACGAACGGCGGCACCCTTGAGATCTGGCCGGCTTTAAGAGACGCGGCGTCAACGGCGGCGGCGGTGATCTCGAGCCCGGTCGGGACTTTCCGGCTTGCGTCGAACGAGGTGTCCTGGAGCGTCAACAATTTGCGGCACTATGGAATATCATTTGGAGCGATGGAAGCGATATGACGCGCAGCATAAATTCAAGTTTGCTTAACCAGCTCTATGTCGACGGAGATCCGACCGGAAACCTCAAGGACATTGAGCCGTATTATGCGATTGACCTAGAGTTTGACAGCGGGAATTTGCGCCTCTGGACTGGCACCGGCAACCGGACGATCCAATCCAACACGTTCCTGGGGACAGGCTCGCTTTTGCAAATTGATGGGATCGAGGAGGTCTCGGATCTTTCAGCTAAGGGAACCACCTTGACGCTTTCCGGCTTGAGCTCCTCGATAATTACAAACGCACTGACCGAGGATTACCAAGGCAGAGCGGCGACGGTTTACTGGGGCGTCCTAGGGACGTCGTCGGTCGTTAATGTTTTCAGCGGTTTCATGGACAAGATGTCGATCGTCGATGAGGGCGAGACATCGACTGTCAGTCTGACGGTTGAAAGCAAGCTCATCGTTTTGGAACGAGCAAGCGCGCGACGCTACACCCACGCGAGCCACCAGGCGACCGTTGCGACTGAGGGATATGATGAAAGCACTGACACGATTTTTAAATGGGTCACTCGCTTAGCGGACAAACAAATTCCCTGGGGTCGCGAGCTTTGACGGCAAATTATCCAGCGCTCAGCGCATATCTTAAAGAGGTTAGTCATCGCGGCTTTATGTGGCATGTCCACGATTGTTTCATGTTTACGAATGAGGCATTCCGGCGGCTTTACGGATCCGGCTGGGCGGATGAATGGGCTGGTCAATACATCTCTGAGCTGGGTCTCTACAAAGACCGCAAAGAGCTTGTGCATACATTTGGATATACATCGCTCGAGGACGCGATCGACAGCAAGCTCGAGCGCATAAACTACACTCCACCTAGAGGCGCGCTCGTTACCTCTAAGGCTCCGCAAATCTGGGCGATCGATCGAGCGCTCGGGATTTCTTTGGGATCAAAGGCGGCATTCCTGGGAAAGTCTCGCCTCGTATACATACCGATCCAACGGATCGAAAACGCATGGGTTAAGAAATGAAAGACAGCCTAAAAGATCCTCATAACGTCATGCGTCACAAAAACTGGGACAACGCACCCAGAGAGGTCGTCGCACAGTAT